AGTAAAGTTAGATTAGGAATAGTTGCAGAACATTACGCCGTTCAATGGTTATTGAAACAAGGACATCAAGTATTTAATAATGTAGTTCATACTGGACCGATAGATTTAGTAATATTAGAAAACAATAAATTAGTGCCTGTTGACGTTAAAGTTGTTAGTTATAGAAAGAACAAAAACTTACTAGAGTGTCAACGTAGGGTATTTAGGTCGCCAAATACTAAGCAAAAAGAGCTAGGAGTTAGAATTTTAAACGTTGATTTAATCAATAATCACTGTTATTGGAACGAAAATATAGTATAATCGAAACAATAACAAAGGAGTTTTTATGAAACTTTTACAAGATTTATGGGCGCATTTAAAAGAGTGGTCTGATTGGAGCATGAAAGATTGGATTAAAGCTGCGATAGTAGCAATAATTGTAATCATAGTGATAGGGGCTTTATAGAAAATGGTTTGGCAGTTGTTAGCAAAACCCTTACTAGGCGTTGTCGCTGATGGCGTCAAGGGTTTTGTTGACACTAAAAAAGCTAAAACTCAATTAAAAGTTACAGAAATAAAAGCACAGACTAAGTTAAAGCAAGACCAGATTGCTGGTAAAGTTGCATGGGAACAGAGCGCAGTTGATCAAATGCAAGGGTCATGGAAAGATGAAGTAAGTCTTATAGTCCTTTTGGTCCCTGCAGTTTTGGTGTTTATTCCAGGTATGACTGAACATGTAGAACGAGGGTTTATAGCGTTACAGCAATTACCAGAATACTATCAACATTTATTATATATTGCAATAAGTGCTTCCTTTGGTATAAAAGGAGTAGGAGGAGCAGTTAAAATGCTCAAGAAAAAATAATGGAAGATTTAGAAAAAAGAATCAAGCATCACGAAGGTTACAGAAATATGGTGTACAGAGATACACTTGGAAAAAGAACAATAGGGTGGGGACATCTATGTCGTAAAGACGAAACTTGGGAAGATGATACAGAATACCCTGAAGAAGTATTACAGCATTATTTTGATATAGATTTCGATACTGCAATAGCTGGTGCAGATAGACTATGCGGAAACATGAATTTACCAGAAAAAGCAGAGGAAATAATTATAGAAATGTGTTTTCAGTTAGGGGAAACAGGTGTATCTAAGTTTAAAAATATGCTTAGTGCTTTAGAGAAAAAAGATTTTCAAACAGCAGCTGACGAAATGATGGATTCTAGGTGGGCGAAACAAACGCCTAATAGAGCTAAAGAGTTAAGCGAAACAATGAGGAGTGTATAATGCCAGGACTTTGGGCTAATATTCATGCTAAAAGAAAGCGTGGAGAAAAAATGCGAAAAAAAGGTGAGAAAGGCGCACCTACAGAAAAAGCTTTGAAAAGAGCGCAACAAAAAAGTAAAAAGAAAAAATGAAAAAGATACCTAAAAAATATCTTTCTGGCACTAGTGGTAAAACAAGAGCTGCTAGAAAAAAAGCAATACAAAGATTAAATAAAGATAATAAAGGATCTGGAGTTTTACCTGGAGATAAGAAGGGTGGAAAATTTGTAGGCTCTAAAAAGGAGAGTGTACATAACAAACGATTTAGGAGAATGTATGGCTAAAAAGAAATCAAGTAGCACGTCAACAGCTATTGCTAATAAAGCAAAAAAAGCAGGAGTATCACCAAGTAAAGTAAGGGCTATTTACAATAGAGGACTAGCGGCTTATAGAACTAGTGGACATAGAAAAGGTGTTTCTCCACAAGCATGGGCTATGGCAAGAGTAAACTCAGCTTTAACTGGTGGAAAAGCAGCGAAAGTAGATAGTGATATTTTAAAAGGAAAGAAAAGTAAAAATAGAAACCCTGACGGTACGACTAAAAAGAAAAAGAAAAAATCGTGAAAAAAGAACATAAAAATAAAAAAGGCGGTCTATCTGCAAAAGGCAGAGCTTTTTTTAATGCTAAAGGTGCTAACTTAAAAGCACCTGTAAAGAAAGGTACCAATC